ATCGTGGCCGGTGAGTCGGCGGGCGCCGGGATTGTGGCTCCGGCCAGTTACTCGTTCGCCGGCAGCAACGCGGCAACGTCCGATCGCGGCACGATGATTGAAGCTCGCGACCGCCTGCGTCGCGGCGAAGATGCGGATCGGGTCCGGCGCGAAACCGGCTGGTTCCGTGGCGCAGATCAGAAGTTTCGGTTCGAGATCAATGATTCAGATGCGTCGCTTGTCGACCTTGATCTTGAGGACGGAAGAGCGGTGCGGGCGACGCTGCTGGGCGACATTCTCGACCACCCAGCGTTGTTTGCCGCCTACCCTGAACTGCGGGACATGCTGGTCACGATCACAGTGTCACCCGACATCGCATCGGAGAACGGAACCTACAAGCTGGCCTTTGCTGGAGATAAGTGGACGTTCGGCAGAGAGCCTGAAATATTGGTAAAAGCGCGAACCGCCGACGGCGCGCTGTCAGTTCTGCTCCATGAAATCCAGCACGGAATCCAGAACATCGAAGGGTTCGCCACAGGAGGATCACCCAAAGGGCAGAAGCTGGACGCCGACATGGAGAAAAGCAAGGTCGATAGTGCCTGGAAACGTTTCAATGAGTTCGAGCGGACACTGTTCGGCGGAGAAACGCTGTCCGAACGGGTCGAGCGGATTGGCGAACAGCTGGCGGACGGCGCAATCACGGAGGAGGAGTTCCACCAGTTGTCCGCCGAGTACACGGAATCTCTGGATCGAGCAATCGCTCAGAACCCGTTCATTAAGAACGACATCAAGATCATTAAGCGCGGTTCGATGGATCACTACCAGCGGTATCTTCAACTTGCCGGCGAGGTCGAATCCAGGAACGTCCAGGCGCGCCAAAAACTCGGCGACCGCGGCCGGCGCATGGTCTCGCCGGAATCTACCCAGGACATCCCGACCAGCGACGTGATCGTCATGTTCAACGGCAGGTATGCGGCCAGCGCGCCGATGCCGGCGAATGCTGCCCAAGACCAGACCAAGACGCCCGAGTTCCGCGCATGGTTTGGCGACAGCAAAGTAGTGGACCAGAACGGCGAGCCGTTGGTGGTGTATCACGGGACCACTAAGGATTTTGCAGAGTTCCGACCGGGCTACGCGCTTGGATGGGGTCGTGGCATTTACTTCTCAAACAATCCAGACGCTGTTGAAGAGTTCTCTTATGGCGAAGGCGGGAGAACTATTCCGGTCTACGTCATGATTGAAAAGCCATTCCGGTCGCTGGTCCAAGATAGGAAGCACTTCCAAGATGCAGATGTTGAATCAAGCAGCGCATGGAGGAATGCGAAGGAGCGCAATGGCCTTGATGAGTTTTCTTATTGGGAGGAATGGTTCAATGAAGATGGTGAGTTTGCTAACGATCTGATCAGAGAGATGGGTTTCGATGGAATTATCTCGGAAGGCTCGAATAGCATTGACGGATTGGAGATCGTGGCCTTCCGCCCCGAGCAGATCAAGAGCGCCACCGGCAACTTCGGCACCTTTGACCCGTTGAACCCGGACATTCGCTACTCGCGCCGCCGCAGGCCGCCGCCGAACTGGACCGCTAACTTCAATATCAGCCCGAAGGCGCCGCAAGCGAACGACCTGAAGGAAGCGATGGAGAAAGCTGGGATGCCGGAACGTCGCTCGACGCTGGAGCGGTCCGCCGACCTGGCGCAGCGCATGACCTGGGCGAACATCAAGCGCGGATTGCGCCAAGGCTTGGGCGATACGAGGCAGGGCGTTCTGGACCGATTCTATGGACTGAAGCTCGCCGAGACGCGGATCGCCGGGAATCTGCCGCACGAACAGTCGGCGTATGTCGCCGCCAGATTCTCGACTGGCAGTTCCAGTGTCATGCGCGGCCTGATGCTGCATGGCGCGCCGGAATGGCGCGATGGGGTGGTCAGCAAGATTGCCGGATCGAAAGGCTTGCTTGCGATACTGGAGCCGGTCAAAGGAGACCTGCAGGGATTTTTCGGATGGATGATCGCCCGTCGTGCGCAGCGCCTGGCCGGCGAAGGCCGCGAGAACCTTTTCGAGCAGCGGCACATTGATGCACTGATCGCCAACGCAAAGGCGAGCCCGTTTTGGAATTCGTTCGAGTCCACGGCCAAAGAACTTGACGCTTTCCGCAAGGCGGTGCTTGACCTGGCCGATCAGGCGGGTCTGATCGACCCGATCGGACGAGCGGCATGGGATAGCGCGGACTACATCCCGTTCTACCGACTGACCGTCGAGGATTCTGTCCGGGCACCGCGCGGCCGTCTCGGGTTGTCCGGCCAGTCCTCCGGAATCCGGATGCTGCGCGGCGGGACTGCGGAGCTGAATGATCCTCTGGAAAACATCCTGATGAATTTCACCCACTTGGTCGATGCGTCGATGAAGAATCACGCCCTGATTCTGGCCGAGTTAAACTTGCGCGGAAGCGGGGTTATGGAGAAAATTACCAGCGATTACCGGAAGGAATTCATCCCGTTGAGCCAGATTCGGGCGCTTCTGAAGAAAAGTGGCGTCGACGTGAGCCTGATCCCGCGCGCCGCGCTGGAAGGGATCGCGAAACTGTGGTCGATCAAGCCGCCGTCTGGCAAGAATGTGGTCCGCCTGATGCGCGACGGCAAGGCCGAATACTACCGGGTCAATGATCCGTTGCTGCTGCGTTCGCTGACCGCGATACAGGATCCGGGCCTGAATTCTCCATCGGTCCGAGTCATGCGATCATTCAAGCGAATCTTCACGCGTGGCATCACCTCCGACCCGACGTTCATGCTTCGGAACTTCGCTCGCGACTCGCTGCACGCCTGGGTCATCAACCGCGACCACTTTATAATTGGCGCAGACTCAGTGCGCGGGGCCATCAAATCGCTGAGCGAGACCGGCGGTAGTGTCGATATGCTGTTTGCTGGCGCGTCGTTCCAGGGCGGATACGTCAACGCCAATGATCCTGGCGAGGCGTCGCGCTCGATCCGTCGGGCGCTGCGCGAAAAAGGGTACAGCGCCAGCGCCGCCAATAATCTGCTGGCCTCGGTGCTTGACAGCCCGGCGAAGGTGTGGGAAGCCTACACCCAGATCGGCGACGCGATCGAGAACTCCAACCGCGAGGCGGTCTACGAGGCGGCGATCCGGGCCGGCAAGGGCCGCGCTCAGGCGTTGTTCGAGTCCAAAGACCTGATGGACTACAGCCTGCGCGGCGATTTCGCGGCATATCAGCTGTTGACGGACGTTGTGCCTTTCCTGAACGCCCGCGTCCAGGGTCTCTACAAGCTCGGTCGCGCCAGCGCTTCGCATCCGGGCCATGTGTTTGCGAAGGGTTCCGTGCTCATGATCGCAGCCCTGGCGCTGCTGGCGCGGAATTGGGACGATGAGCGATACCGTGACCTCCCGGATTGGGAGAAAGATACCTACTGGCACTTCTACCTGCCGTTTGAAATCGAAATCGGAGGGGTCAAGGTCGATCATGTCAGGTTCCCGAAGCCGTTTGAAGTCGGCTTGATTTTCGGCACGATGCCCGAGCGTGTCGCGCTGAACATGCTGGGCGATGACGACAACCGGAAAACCTTCGAGCGGTTCCTGTGGGGGCTGCGGGAAACGCTTTCGTTCAACCCGATGCCGCACGCGGCAATGCCAATAATCGAAGTGATTTCAAACAAGTCGTTCTTCACGAACTCGCCGATCGAGACCATGAGCGACGAGGGCAAGCTGAAAGAGGCGCGGTTCAACGCCTACACCAGTCCAGCCATGCGCGCGCTCGGGAAATTCACCGGCCCGACCGTCGGCCTATCGCCGAAGGAACTCGAGCACCTGTGGAACGGCTACCTCGGCACGATGGGAACCTATGCGTTGGGCGCTGTGGATACGCTGGTCCGCGCCGCCGGGGACGGGCCGCCGCGACCGACGCTCCGGATCGACGATCTGCCCGTCATCAAGGGCTTCTTCCGGGCGGAACCTGCGCGAAGCACAAAATGGATGCAGACGCTCTACGACCTGCGGACCGAACTGAACGAGATCAACGCGACCATGAACGCCGCGGCGAAGGCCGGCGATCAGGAGGAATACGACCGGATCATGAACCGGCGGTCGAAGCAGCTGCGCGGGTTCACGCGCGGCGAGGCGCTGGCGTCCCGAGCCATGATCAACGACGCGGCGAAGTTCAATTCAAATGTTCGCCGGCAGCTGGACATGATCGCGGCCAGCGAAACGATGACGCCCGATGAAAGACGCGCGAGGATCGACGAACTGATGGCGGCGCGGAATGACTACACCAAGCAGACGGTCCAATCGGTGCTGCAGTTCTTCCGCGAGAAGGCGGAGCTACAGGATGAGAACAGCGACCAGTAATGAGGCGATCCCGATGACCATGCCCAGCAACCCCAGGCAAAAAAAGGACGCGATCGCGAGCTCGTCGATTCTCTGATTCTTGTCGTGCAGGTGGGCGAGCCAGCCGGCGGCTGCCCAGGCCGTGACGCCCAGCATCGGATCGATCCGGAACAGGCCGGCGCCGATGATGCACGATGCAATTGCGGATAGGAGAAACACCGGCCAATGCTACGACAGTGGCCGGTGCTTTGGGGGCATTTCGCGCGTCAGGTCGAAACGTTATACTGCGAGTGGATTGATTTTTTCAGGATCCCGGCCCGGGGTGAAGTCGTTATAGGCGGCTTCTGCGTTTCGGTTCGCTGTGGCGCCTGCGCTCTCCCGCGAATCAAAATACCGAGCCAGTTCCAAGACCGCGAATCGCGCGATGTCTGCCGACGTTGGGCGGATCCCTGGCAGTCGATCGGTCATGTGCCGCCGAATCTGCTCCATCTTCGGTCCGATCTCATCATCGATCCGGATCGTGACGCTCTTGGCCCGGTCGCCCTTCTTTCTGGCCGGTTTCGGCGCAGGTGCTTCGTTGTTGCTCATCTCGTGCTCCTTCTGTGGTTTTGCCCTTGCGGGCTTTGAAATTTGTTCCGGCTTCCGCTACCCGGCCAGACCAACTTCCGATCAGAACGGGACGTCGTCGTAGGGCATGGTTTCATCGGCCGGCGGCGCGCTCCGCCGTGCCCTTTCTCGCTGGGCCTCGCCTTCAATGTGCGACCGCTGCGGCTGGCGGCTGGCGCTGCCCTGTTCCGCGTGTCCGAGCATTTGCATTTCTCTGGCAATGATCTCGGTGGTGTAGCGGTTCTGGCCCTGCTGGTCCTGCCACTTCCGGGTCTTGATCTGGCCCTCGATGTAGACCTGGCTGCCTTTCTTCAGGTATTCGCCGGCGATTTCTCCGAGCCGATTGAACAGCACGACCCGATGCCACTCGGTCTTTTCCTGCGACTCGCCGGTCTGTTTGTCCTTCCACGACTCGCTGGTCGCGACGCTGAGCACGCACACCGCGTTTCCGCCCTGCGTGCTTTTCAGTTCGGGATCGGCACCAAGATTGCCGACCAGGATTGCTTTGTTGATTCCTCTGCTCATGGATCACCTGTATTCGTTGTAGTGGTTTCCGCTTCCCGGGCCGAGCATCCGGATCAGGACATTGACCCGGATGTGATCGACTCGGAGCATTTGCACCAGGTCGGATTCGCAAATTGGCCGACCGATGCAGCTGGAGATTTCCTCGCGGCTCATCGGTTGCAGCCGCGTCGCGACATCGTGCTTTACCTTGGCCCAGCGCATTGATTCGGGTACGTGGTCAATCACTGAACCTTGACCACGGACCTGAACCCGGCGTCCCGCAGCTTCTGTAGCAGCTCTGCGGCGAGGCGCGACTGTTCTGCGCCCTTCACTGCTTCGACCTGGAATGTCGCTGTCAATGTGAATTTCTGCGCGAGCGCGGCCTCTGTCTCGATCCTGGTCGAATCCTGCTGGCGCTCAGGGATCGGTTCAGGTGCTGGGGTCGTTTCCGCCTCTGCGCGACTCTGCACGGCTTCCTGCGCCTTCCGCTCGTTCTCGGCCTTGATCGCCATGCGCTGCTCGTGCTCAGAAATCCGCAGCTTGACTGCCGCGGCGAAGTCGTCCGGAGCCTTGTCGACCAGGCTGCGAAGATCCGGGAATAGGTGTTGGTTGTCGCCGGCAATGTCTGGGAATGTAACCAGATTCGCGCGGATCCGATCGGCAGCCTGATTGGCCATCAGCTTCGCGTCGGTCAACGCCTGGTGCGCTGCATCCATCATGCTCTGGATGGTCCGCTTGCCCTTCATTGCCTCGCCAACGTTGCGCCGCATGTCGCTGGGCGAATAGGTGATCTGGACGCCGTGCGTCAGTGTGGCGTTGATCGCTTGGTATTGCTCACCCAGTGCGGCAACGGCCTGTTCCTGAATCTCCTGCTTCCGCGCATCCTTCCGCGCCTTGACCAGCTTGTCAAGGCTCAGGCGCTTCTGGCGTGCCGATTCGCTGATGTCGTCGATCGCCCTGAACAGCTCGTCGATTGATGCCGTCTGCGCGAGCGCGGCCTCCTTCGCGGACTTCAGCCGGTCCTCGACATCCTTGCACCACTTCACCGCCCGCTCGGCGTCCGCAAAGTCCTGATCGGTTTGCAGGTCGATGTTGATCGAATCGAACACGCTGACCGCGTGGTCTCGGTACTGCTGCAGGTTGGTTGCCAGGACGCGGCCCTCGACCTCGATGCGCAGGGCCGGGAGCGTTTCCAGGCTAGCGCCGACCTTCTCCGGCTCTAGTGCCTGCTGCGGCTCGTAGGCGGCGAGATCGGCCTCGAACTGGCGCCATCCAGCTTCGAGCGCAGCGAAGTCGTCTTGATCGGGAGTGACGCATAGATGAACCGTGCGTTCCTTGGTTCCGTCGGTGACCATGTACATCAGCTCCGAGGCTCCGGTCACTAGCAGACACTGAACCACCTGCCAGCGGTCCTGCTCTGGCAGGACGCCAGCGCGCACGTCCGCTGCCTTCTGCTCATTCCACTGCTTGCATTCCCATGCGACACCACCAAGCGTCAGCCCATCCAGGCTTGCGCCGAGTCGTCCTTCGTCATCGGTGACGGTCACCTGGTAGAGTTCCTCGCCGATAATCTCCTCGGCAATCGGCCTGGCCTTCGCCTCGACCGTGTGCCCACGATCAAGCACGCGACGACGAACGAAGTCTGAGAACTCTGCCTCGCCTCCGGCCGCAATCATCCGCAGCAGCTCGGCGCGGGTGCAGTAGGGGCTCGCGCCCATCATGGCCGGCGCGTCGCTGGCGTTGCACGTCTTGCGGCGGTGGGCCAGCCATTCGGGCGAGCCCTGGACAAAACTGAAGGATTTCATTCGGCATTCTCCTGGTCGGTTTCTTCGCCGACATGAAGCGCGCGGATCTGTTCGCGCTGCGCGTCGGTCAGGGTGTATTTACTTTCGATCATGGCGATCAGAGATCCTGTATCGCGCGCGCCATTGTTGATTACGCTGCGAAACCCTTCGATGTTCGCGGCCATCTGTGCGTCGGTGTAGGCCTGTCGCTCGGGGCGCGCTGGCGTAACATCAATCGGCTCATCGCGCTGATTCGTCGCCTCGCTGATGCGTTCGGCCTCGTCCTGGTCAAAGATCCCGCCGAACCCAAACGCAATGCGCGCCGCCTGAATCATGGTCTTGTGACGCAGGAATCGCTTGGTGTGCGTCTGCCACGGTCCGGAGACTTCATACGGGCCGTTGCTGCCACTACCCTTGAACGGCGGTCGATAACACTCATCCAGATATTCACGAACAACGATGGGGTGTGCGCGATCCTTACGGTAGATCACGCACTCGATCCACTCCGGGCACGGCTTGGCGCCTGCCAGCGTCGTATCAATAGCCTCGGACTGGCGGAAATCCATGCCGTTAAACTCCGGATGGCTGTTGATAATCCGGCTCCAGCCATCGACGCCGACGACAGGAACAATACCGTTCTGCTTGTCGGGGAAGGCATAAATCTCCTTCGTGAATGGGTTGAGCCCGTACTGATCGGCGACTACAAGCAAGGCCATCATCTGCTCGTTCGTGACGCCTGGCCCATTCTTCTGCCGGAATGCGGTGTTCTTCAGCGTCTCCAGCAGCTTGCCTTGATCGACACCAAACTTTCCGGCCATGCGGGCCAGCAGCCGCCCTTTGGGTTGTTCAATTTCCGTGCTCATCATCCTCATCCTTTCTGAATACAGAATAAAAATCGCCGTCCAGACGCTCGCGAATGCGCTTTTTCTCCAGCGCGATTGCCTCACTTTCCTGGAGCCGTTTCCTCTCCTGGATTGACCGCTCGTGATCATCTATCGGGTCTATTTCTTCGAACATCTTGTACCCTCCGTTTGGTTGGATTTACTCTTGGCGGTGGTTTCGGTCATGCTCAATCCACCACGATCGCGGCGACCTTTCCGGGACACCATGACAGGATGGGTTTTTCGGTCTTAATGTACCGATTCACCTCCTCGAATTTACGATCCAGTTCCGGGCACACTTCCTCAAGCGACTGGCCATCGGGCAGAATGTCGTAATAAAAGTCGCTTGCCTCAATAAGGCGAGCGTGTTGTGCGTCGCACAGGACAAGCTGCAAATCGCTGGGCCTGCACCCGTGTTCGTCGCAGTAGTCGTCCAGGGAATCTCGGTCGAAGAAGAATTCATCACCTTCGAATGTGCAAAGCGGGATTTGGCCGTTCCAGACTACGCGTTCGAGGGAAGAGAATCGCTCTGATTGGGACTTGTTACGGCACTTGGTGCAGCGAGTCCATCCGTTCTTTGGGATTGGGTCGCCACAGCCGTTGCATTTTTGGTGAGTGCAGCCGTCGTATCTCGCAAGATCCTCGGATTCGCCGAAGAAGCGGCCGTTCCTCGACACCCATCCTGAAATGTCAGTTCGATAGACACATGCCTCGTCGGAGTCTGGAAGTATCGTTGCGGTGCTGTAGTCACTCATCGAATAAAATCTCCAATTTTGTGGGCGCATTCGTGCGAATGCACTGAATCCAGCGGGTCCGCGCCACCATCGCGGCATCGACGACGGAGCTTTGCTCGGCTGCGTTTTCGAGGTGGTTCACAAGTGCGTCGAAGGCCGTCTCGAATCGCGCCGCCCGTTCCTTGTCGTTTTCGTCCGGGTGGGCGATGTGGGCGCGGCGCATGACTTCGGCGGCCAGCTCGCGAGCGCCGTTCCCACGCATCAAATCGGTGGCGACGGGTGGGCCGGCGCTGTTACAGTCTTCGATGTTCATCCCGTGCCGTCCCGTGCAATCGCCGGATACCAGGTGACGGCTTGGCGCTGGGTGATGCCGCAGCGTCGGGCGTCGCCTTTTCGGACGTGGATGGGCTCGAGCTCCGGCAGGCGCCGGGCGATGATGTAGCGGTCGCAGTTGGCGCGGGCTGCCAGCTCCCGGCTGGTGAGGCCCGGCCAGCGCTGCACGTAGGCGAGCACCTGGCGCTGTTGCGTGGCGCGGGCGCCGCTGGTGTTGATTTCATCCTCGGCTAGGTGGCTGGTCTTCGGATCGGTTGAGCGGCTGGCCGGGGTTCTGGCGAACAGGGGTTGCTGGTTCATGGTCCGTTTTCTCCTTGGGTCAGCCGTAGCCGTTGCCGTTGCCGTTGCCGTCGCCGTAGCCGTTGCCGTAGCCGTCGCCGTCGCCGTCGCCGTAGCCGTTGCCGTAGCCGTCGCCGTCGCCGTAGCCGTCGCCGTAGCCGTAGCCGTCGCCGTCGCCGTCGCCGTAGCCGTTGCCGTCGCCG